TAACTTCGTTAGTGTTGTTAGTAGAATCCATGATGTTTCTGTAATCGTATACACCACCGTCTTTCTTAACTGACTCCATAAAGCTATCTGCTAAAGTTTTAATTTCTAATCTAGTCTGAGCAGTATTGAACTCAAATAGGTAATTCTTAAGGATTTCTGCTAGTCCATCTTCAATGTATATAAGAGCTTCTCTTACGTGAGCTGAAGAAAGAGCTGACTGAATTCCTTGTTGTGCAGTCTTGTTTCCTTTGATAGTTAAACCTACGCCTCTTTCGAATACAATTGGATTGTAACCGAATGGCTCTAGTACATCTCTATCATTCTTATCGAATGCAAATTCTAATGACTGTACTCCAGTTCCACCAACAACACCTCTTCTTGGGCCTGCAATGATTGACCATGGCAGAGCGTCAGAGAATTTGTCAATGTAGTTATTTGAAATATAAGCAGCTGGTGGAATCACCTTAGTTCTACCGTTTTCAATAACATTTAAACCTGGACCGTAATAGAATGCATACGTTGCACCTTCGTTAATTGAAGGTAAAGTATATAATGCACTTGGGTTTAAGTTTAAGTTACCACCCGTTGCAACATTATTTACGTCAAATGCTCCAGAAAATTCATTTAAGAATGATGGATTAGTTGATGCTTTTAATTCTTTCACCATTGGTGCATTAAGAATAGCAGAAGCATTTTGTCTTTCTTTACATAAGAATGATAATTCTTCTTTATTAATAATTCCACCGGATTCTAAAGAACCAAATGTATCAACAACATATCTAAATGTAATATTATCTTTATCTACTAACGCATTACCTAAACCAGTACCTGGTTTGATAGATGTTAATAAATCTACAATTTTCTTTTCTCCTTGTGAAGCTCCGTTTAATGGGAACATCTTGTAAACACCTGCAGCTTCTTCAAATCTTCTAAATGCATAGATTGGATTGTTAGTTACTGGTCTGTGTGTTTCAAATTCATAGATAGTAGTTACACCAGAATTTGCAGTTGATTTAACAATCTTCTTAATTCTAGATAGTTTACCGCCATCACCAGGTACATACATACCTACTTTGATAACTACGTCTCCGTTAGCATCTTTTGTAAATGTATCAGTAACTACGTTATCTTTATAGAATTTAAAAGTACCAGCGCCCATATCTTCGAAAGTCCATCCAGACTCGAATTCTACTGCTCTAGCATTTAATTCAATATTGTTTACTGCAAATTGAGTACTTATTGCTGATTTCTTAGCGACAAAATCAGTTCCTCCTGGAAGTACACCTCCACCAGTTACTAATGTTGAAGAGAAACCAAGGTTTCCACCATTCATTGGTACTAAGAAAGAGTCTGCACCAAATCCGGTACCTGCACTGTCATCAGCGTCATTGTATGTAGTTTGAATAATTCCAATACCAATAAACTCATTAGCATTTTCTGATAATAAGAATGAAACAGCGCCATTTGCACCTGCAGATAAGAATGTATCTCCATTAGTATCAGGAGCTCTATCAAAAACTAATTCTCCATCTTCATTTATTCTATAATTAACATCATTAGTCCATTGAGCAGGATTAGAATCAGAATATTGTTCGTAAATTCCACTTTGTTGAGAGATGTTTCCATCCGCTGTAATTACTACTGTATCAGCAGTTGCACCATTTGAGATGTCTGTAATTCTTACATATTCGTCAGCTTGTGCTGCTTCTAAGAATTTACCTACAACAATTGGGTTTGGCAATGCTGCTAATGATGCAGCCGTAAAGCCTACACTACCAGATATTGTCATTATTGAACCATCAACTTGTATTTTACCACCAACTGATGCTAAAGATTGTGCTAATGGAGTTACTGTTTGTTCTACTCTATGTGAAAGTACTTCGTAATCTTGGTATACGTTAAATCCGTTACCTATTAAATCGATTTCTGGAAGTGCATCTTCTTGAATTGCGCAGAATAAACCTGTTCTTCTTGCTTCTAAGTTAATTAAAGTTTCAATGTATAATTGTCTTCCTTCATTATCTTGGAATTCTGGAATCATAGAACCAGAGTATTGTGCTAATAATGTCACTTCTCTTAGTCCAACGAATTTAGATAGTTGCTCTTTTTCTAAACCTTTAGAAGTAAAGAACTCTCCGTAAACTGGATCGTTATTTAATGCTTGTGCATCAAATTTACCTTTGAATACAAATACATCTACCATGTAGTCTGATACGTATTCATCTGCTTCAACTCCTTCTGGAATATTAGCTTCGCCATACCATTCTCTTGCAGTAACTTCAAAACCTCTTACATCTCCAGCTTGTCTAATAATAACTGAGATAGGATCTTGTTTGATATTTACAAATGAAATAGCGTGGTTTGTGTCTTGTGCAGCAGCAGCTAGTAACTTCTCATCTGAAGGATTCCAAAACTTATCTGTATCAAATACATCGCTGTATTTCTTTAATAACTGTGATGAACCATTTACTGGTACTGATGAAAGACCTTCTTGGCCAGAGTTTGTCGCTGGTGAGAAGATTGCAACTTTATCATTATCATCTGCAGTTGTCAAGTTAAGTGCTAAGATAGGACCTCTTGATAAGCATTCTAATGCTGATCTGTGAAAAAACATATTTTTCTTTTCTAGTGACTTGTCAATACTTCCAAATACTTGGATAAATTGCTCTACATCTTCTATTAATACTGGTGTATTGTAAGGACCTTTAGAAGATCTTCCTACCACTAGTCTAATAGTCTCCGCAGGGATATTTACGGTTTGTGACTTGTCAAACTCTAGACGATATACGCCTGAGCTTTTGAACTGTAATAAATTGGGACTTAATGCCATAGTTGTTCGTTTTTATTTTTTAATTCTTTTATTATATATCCCTATGCTTTTGTAAATTTATTTAAGTAGGTCATAAATATCATATTGTAAATCTCCAGCCTGATCCGTGTCCTTATATAAGATGCTTTCCATCTCGTCGTGTAGGTCTGGATCTATAAAATCTAATAGCTCTTCAATAAAATCTGCATAGTCTGTTGTATTAAAGAATTCGGTTGCAGTAATACAAGTCATTATCACATCGTCGTTGCCCATTTGAGCTCCATAACTTCCATTTGGCAATGTACCAAATAGTGATGCTTCTGTTACTGTAACTTCATCTGTTAAATCTAATCTATTTATCTTGTAAAGTTTCGCAAAGTTCTGACAGAAGATAGCTTTATTGTCAGATTTTAGTTTTATTCCTGGTTTTATAGTCCTGGCATCATGTCTATGCTTAAATTTAACTATCATCTCATCATCGAAATCATTTCTTTGTGGGAATATGCTTCTTAAGTATTGGAATAACACTGTACCATAAGTATTATACTCTACAATCATCTTTACATTCTCAGAGTTAAATATATCTACTGATAATGTATACAGTACTTTTGCAAAATCTTCTATAACATGTTCGTTCGATCTAAATCTACATACTTGTGTAAATTTAAAGAAATCATACATTGCACCAGGGCTAATAATCGCTTTTATTTCTCCTTCGTTCATAGGATCTACCCTAAATACATTAATAACAGATGCATCTCCGCCATTACCTTCTGCAATATCTACAGAAAATACCCAAAAGTTTTCTTTATCTGAGCATGTATCAATATCAAATGATGGATCCCATTCTAAATGTCCCTTTGTATCAATTGAGATAAAATCAAATTCGTCAAACTCATGATAAATATAGGGCTTCATTCTTTTTCTCATCTTCTTCATATCCACTGGGTCTAATAAGAGGTTAGATGAGCTAACGAATTCATTTCCATATTGTTTATTAAATGCTTCAATTGAACCTAGGTTAGCAAGCTCTCTGTCATACCATGCTTCATCTCTATCTGGATGTTGCCACCAATCTACTCTTGTTGCTAGGTATTCATTATCACCTCTATCTGCCGCAGCATAGATTTGATAGAACTTATTAAATCCATTTGGCGTAGATGTAATTGTTATTCTTGAGACTTTCGACGAGGATAACGTAGGATATACGTTCTCATAGAAAGAATCAGCTATCGATGGATGGACGTGGGCAAACTCATCTAGGTATAGATTATGGATTGTAAAACCAATACCAGATTTTGCTGTGGTTGATTGTCCTATTAGTCGACAACCATTATCACATCTTACATTCATTACATCATATTTAATAATACCAGGTTTCATAAAGAACGGTAGGTTCTCAATTACTGTTTTGGCTTTATCAATAATTTCTTTTGTTGAATCAGATTTATTTGCAAGTAATAGAGTATTCTTGTCCATATTAAAAGTAACATACCATGCATTAAAAATAGATGCTGTTACTGTTTTACCCATTTGTCGAGCTGCAAGAACAATATTAAATCTATCATTCTGGAAATTTCTTAACATTTCCTTCTGATAATCTCTCAGTTTTACTTGTTGAATACCTTCATCTGTCATTACTACTGCATACTTCTCTGCAAAATAGACAATATCCTTGGCACATCTAGCTAACTCACTTATTTCATCATCGGTATATTCAAATACAATATTACCCTTCTTTAGAAATTGTCTACCCTCGTAGAATGGTAACTTAATCTTAGGACGATAACCCTGGTCCATTGCCACTAACAAATCATCGATCTGTCTGGTAGACCACACGATTCTGTCAGTCATGGTGGCATCACCCTCTGCTTTTGGAATCCATTTATTATCTCCTACTCCGTCTGACATATATTATTCTTCTGTTGGTTCTACGTCTTCAATATCCTCTTCTTCAGATGCACCATGAATACCTGCTTGAATTGCAGCCATTAAGTCTTTAGTACCTCTTTGGATATTTTTATTACCTGTATCTCCACCTGACCCTTCGATCTCTCTATTATCTTCTCTTTGCTTATAGATTTCTATATCTCTAGCAATACGTTTTGTTCCCTCTTCAGCAGCCATTAAGTACATGGTCTGAGATTTAATAATATCTAGCATTGATTTTTGTAGAGTTGCTAGTACTTCAAACATTCTAGGTGCTAATTCACCTGAGTCAATTGTTTCTAATAGAGTAGTTAGTGCTTTTTCACCTGCTTGTAACTGATATATTAATGACGACATTGTCATTTCATCCATTTGCTTTTTAGCAGCGATATATTCGTCTTTTTCAATAATATCTGCATCGAGATAAAATTTCATAAGACTAGTTATAGTCTTTTGTGCCTTCTTAGTTGCACTAGACTTTAATTCTGTATAATTAACTTGTGGTACTAAATCAGTAGGTCTAGCCTGAATAGGCAAATCCTTTGGATCGCTTTCCACATCCATTACGCCATCTCCAATCAAATCATCTAACTCTTGTCTTATTTGATCTGCTTGTTCTGATATTGTCTTTTTCTTTTCACTCATAATATGATATTATATTCTATATATCTAGAAAATCCTGTGACAAATTTTGATTACTATTTATCACCTACTTTGGTTATACCTTCTTAATTGTATAGATGGGATTGCATTATCTATAATACTAGCAAGTTGATTATCTCTAACAACATATTGTTGTAACATATTTCTATGTTGACCTTGTCCAATAGTTTTATTAAATAATCTAATGTTAGTTTGCTTTAATTGACCTGGCATTAATGAATACTGTTTATCAGTTACCCAACCAGCTGCAGTAATTGAATGTTTTTGATTCATTACTTCTATTAAAGTTTGTTCAATTGGCATGTTTGGAGTTCTATTACCAGCTGAATTTAATTTGTAAACATAAGATGCTACTTGACCAAATGAGTTATTTAGATTAAATACTAAACCATACCACTGTCCGTTTTGTGGATTTGCTCCAAAATCAAACTGATACGTTTGGTCATTTATATAAGCTTTTATATTAGTACTATTAAGTCCTAATTTAAGTCCTTTATCACCTAATTGTCCATCAAATAAAATTTGTTCTCCTGCGTTACTAGTCATATTAGGTTGGAACCAAGTTGTAAACGCTAAATTTTTATCAGCAGCTAAAGTAGAAACTTTTTTGTAAACTAGAGCTTCAATACCTTGATCTTTAATTGTTGAAAGGTCATAATGATTTTTAGAAACTATAGTCCACTTATTTCTAATCTCCATATCTGAAATAGTAATGGCATTATGAATTCTATCTCTAATTCCATCGGCTACTGGACTAAATACGGTTTGATATTGTTCTGGTTTACTAGATTGTGCATATTCTGCCTGTAATTCTTCTCCGAATACTTCTTCTAATCCAACTGTTAATCCATCCATCTCTGTTTGAATTGCCTGTCCTGTTGCATCATCTCCAACTATTGTAGAAGTTCTTTCTTCATATTTTCTTAACATTACTCTCCAGTAAGTCATTTCCATATTAAATTCATCTGCAAAAGAAACCGAAGCAACTTCGTACATTCTATTCATTAGTGGGAAATATAAGTAATCTCTAGCTCTTGGTGATTTACCTGCTCCAAACGCAGCTTCCATTTGACCTTTTGTAATATGAACTTCAAAGTCTTCCCAACCCATTCCAAATATATCAAATTGGAAATCCTGTGTTGGCATTTCGTTATCAGGTACCATTATCTTAACCTGGCCTTGCGCTTGTACATTATAGAGTGAGTATTCCATAAGTACAACATCTCTAGATCTTTTATCTGGTTCTACACTAAAGTATTTTACTTCATGTCCCCACATACTAGTGGATAGCTCAGTAAGTTCTTTATAGATAGCAGTTGGTTTACTTAAACTATATGGATTGTAAACAGGATCTTCACATGCTACTACAACGTTTGTACATCCATCTAAATAAGGGTCATTACAATCGTTACAAATTTGAGGACAAGATTCAATTGTTCCTGCTTGTGTTTCTAATTCAAAAGTTACACTAAATAGGCTAATTGTATGTAAATCTGAAAGGGCAGCTACTTCTGCTCTAATATCAATCCAAAGTGGTTTTGTTGGGTCAAAAGTTTGACCTAGTAAATCAGCTGGAGTGGTATTAATATTAAGAGGGCTAAATTCTGACATTTGTCCACCATCACTTACCGTACCTTCTTGTGAATATCTCCATTCGTATGCAAATCTATTATTTGTATCTGGCACTTTATACCATGTTGCAGAGGCAGCAGAAAATGTAGCCGGTGTAGTTATAGTAAAATTATTAACTCCAACTGTTGCAACCTCTAAAACATTAGAACCTACTAGTATCTTATCACCAGCCGCTAAATCTAGATTAACTCCAGTACCGCTAATATGAATACTTCCTTCAGTTATTTGTAAAGTACCTATAGTATTAGCCGAGCTAACACCCGCTAAAATACCCCAAGACAAAACCCTTAGCGTATCTAAATACGGTTCTTGAAGTTTAGCGAAAATTTGATCGCCTATTTGATTTGCAGTAAAATTAGTTACCATTTAGTATAAAGACTATTCTAGTCTATTTTTTATTATATATCTGAATCTTTATCAGTGATTAAAAGCATTTCAGGATTATCGGCTTCATATCCCTCTAATCTTGAGATAAAAGCGTTAGTTACACTAAAAACTTCTCCATTATTATTCTCTGATAAGTATAAATCTAATTGATTTAAGAAATCTTTAACTTTAATCAATCTAAAGTGTTGATTATGTTCTAATAGCCCAGCTTTATATAAAACTCTATTAACTAATGCAACTTCGTTATTATGGAACATATCAAAAGTTCTAATAAAACCTCTAAGAACTTTTATATCATATTTAATAGTCTTTGCCTGATCTACTTTAACAATTCTGTTATAGCTTGAGTTTGAATTTAAGTTAACTCTAATATATTTTAGATTTGGCATAGTATCAAAAATTTGCCAAATAAAATAAATTGAGGTAGCCTCTTTATGAATAGCAGTATCACTTACAGCATTAAATCTATTAATATCTTTCTTAAAATATTTAGTAAGATAATCCCTCATTGTTGTAGCTGAAACTACTCTACTAGTATCTGAGCCGTGGTTTTTAGCAACAAATCCTCTAAGGATAATACCCCAGAGTTTTAAATCAACAGAGTTATATTTATATAGAGTAACGTCAATTATCTCTGAAAATGTATCATTTTGTGTAGACATCTATTTGCTCTTCAATTTTTTTAAGGTCATCGTATAATTGATCTTTAGCAAACAGTTTTAATTCACCAAACTCACGATTACCTATTTCGTTTTTATTCATATAAAGCTCTACCGCTCTATCACTTGGATTATATTTATCAACCGTATTTTTCTTAGCTTTCTTAGTTTTGGTATAAAACCATCTAGGTACTGATTTAAACCTAGCAGCAACCATTGACCAACTATCCACTACATTACCCCCGTTAATACCATTGATATTAAACATCATTGCATTAGCTGGATATTTAATAGACATAAATCTATTAATCATGAAGTGGTGTCGCTTCTTATTATGTTGTTTTATTTTCTTGTAGTGTGCTGGCTTTGTAAACATGATTTTCACAAAGTCAAATAACTTAGTTTCGTCTAGCATATTGATTATATGATAATAAATGGGAAAGTTTACTTACACCACTCGTTAAAAGCCATGGTATAAGCAGCCTCATAATCATAACCTTCTTTCATGAGCTTATTAGCCCATTCTTGAACTTCTGCTCTTAGTCCATAGGCATTAGCCTCTGCTAATATTTCTTCAATTGTAAGATAGTCATCTAGGTTCATGGTTTGCTCAGGCATTAAAATAATTTTTTAGTTGGATCTTTTGGACCAGTCTTTTTAGTCTTTTTACCTACTAACTTCATTGGAGGCTCTTTCTCTTTTGGAATATCCATCCCCGCGAAAGCATCTGGGGCAAAATTGTTTTTCTTAGCGCCTTCTAACCAATCAGTATCTGCTAAGATTTTATCCATCTCAAATAAAGATTCTTTGTTTTCTAATGCACCTTCCCAATCTTTTTCAATAGCACTATAGATAGCCTTTAGAATAGGATCTGGAATAGTATCATTATGTAATAACATTAAACCGATATTACTAGTAAGATTAGCTTTGATTAGCGTTAGAGAGCTATGACCTACTACTCTATAAATAATATCTGATAATTTGTCTTTAGCCTCTGATGAGAATAGGTAGTCTATTTTAAAGTCTTTGTATTCTTTAATGAACTGGTTATAGATAGACTCTGCAGTTTTATCTGTAATAGAATAATTTCTAAGTTTACCTGTCTTCATTTCTTTCTGCCATGTAACAACAGATGGGATATTATCTGATTTGTCACCTGTTAGTATTTTCTTAAAGATGAATTCATCACAGTCAATTTCTGTAATACCAACCTTGTTAGCTCTTACCCAACCCATAATATCTTTTTGATAAGCATCTCGCATCATGTGTTGTCCGCCCATATTGAATAGCATATCGTCTTCTGTCATGCTCTTAGAGGCCGACTCTGCCATATCTTGCTCAAAGCCTTTATATCCATAGAGAGATTTTTTGGTGTTGTAGTACCATACCGTATGCGCGTCATTTGTAGCAGAATAGTTAACTAATTGAATAAGGTCTCTGTCACCAGTCCATACAATACAAGATTTACCTCTAGCGTTCAACATTGTTGACCAACCAAAGATAACATCATCTGCTTCTGCGCCTTGAATTTGATGTACGGTTACACCTTTCTTAGCTACAATTTCTTGGAATGCTTCATAGACTTCATAGACTGCTGTCCAATCTACAGTTTTATTTTGTTTTCTTGTACCTTTATATTGTGCATCTGGATAAAGGTCTTTTCTCCATGATTTAGAGTCTACTGTCAAAACTACATCATCGACAAACATCTTAAGCTTACGCATTTCAGATGCAAAGTCAATTGCTAGTTTTCTCATGAACTGAGACTTTTGTTTATCATCACCTAATAGCAGTGTACCACCTTTAGGCTTGGGTAAGACGAATAACCTACTGAAGACAAAGTAGTTACCGTCGATTAATAGTGTATGTTTTCCCACCTTCATATTTTGTGTGTTTTAATTCCTATACTAATATACGAAAAATATTTGACATAGAAAAATTATTTGGCATTTATTTTGTTTATTCTTTTACAATTCCTTGAATATCATATACACAACTTAACATTGTGATTACCGGGTCTATTACATGAACTCTCTGAGCTTGATGTTTAGCTACCGAAATAATTACTTGCGGAATATGCTTCACACTTTGCAATCGTTCTTGTTGTATATATTCTACAAACTCCTCACCTAATGATTGTAAAACATCATCTACTCTATTAGAATAATTACTAACCAGCAGCTGATAGTTCTTAGCTGGATCTGATTCGTTAAATACTAGATCAAAAACATCTTTATAGACTGAGTTAAACTTCTTAACATCTTCTACTGTAATATCTGTAGTACCTTGCGTCTTATAGCCTTGTAGTTTATTTAACGTAGATCTAAGATCTGGAAAGTTACGTCTAACAAATTCTACGAGTGCATCTTTTTGAATAGACATACCCTCAGCTTTACATATCTCATAAACTCTTCTAATATACTTCTTAGTTAATTCAGATTCTTCTTCTTTATCAAAGTCGAAATTAATAACTTCAAATCTTGATAGAATTGGATCCGGTAGTTTATTGATATAATTACATGTTGCAATAAATCTAGAATTACTAGCGAATTGCTCCATTGTAGCACGAAGTGCTTTAAAGAACTGATCAGATACACCATCAACCTCATCTAGTATTACTACTTTAAACATTCCAGGAGCATCCATAATAGACACTGTAGAACAGAAATCTATAATCTTAGTTCTGATTACATCCACAGATGTGTCTGTAGATGCGTTAATGTAAAGGTAAGGTAAACCGAATTGATTCACTATAGCCTTAGCACAAGATGTCTTACCGGTACCAGGAGAGCCTGCAAATAGCATATTCTGTACTAGTCCATCTTTAAACTTGGACATCACACGTTCTGGCAAAATAAGATCATCGAAGTTCTTAGGTCTATACTTCTCTGTAAATAATTGGTTTATTGAATTCATCATACGACATTGTTTAGTTATTATAGTACCATAGTACCGAAATGTTTCATAGATAAATATAGTATATGGATATAATTATCAAAAAGACTGGTGGCCCTTGGCCGGCAAACAGATACGGTATTATTCTAAAGTACTTACCGAGATTTTTAAGAAAGTTTCTAATTAATCATAGGAATCTTGTTAAATGGTCTGATGATGACCAGTTTATGGAATGTGTCTTAAAAATGCAAAGACCAAAATCTACAACTTCTACTAAGATTTATTGGGATGTCATTAACGATAGAGCCCTAGACGAAAAAGGTCTAGAGAGGTCGTATAATACTATTGATTGGTATTGTGCTATTTCACTTAAACCTATTAAGTCTAAGTTTATGAACTTCGATCTTGAGAATTTTATCCATCCAGAATATTATGATGTGTTAGATGCTCCAATGGTAGATAGTCGTATACTTAAATCATCAGTTGACTTTCGTAAAAAATGTAAAAAACTCCTGCTCGCAGAACGAGAGGAGTTTCTTAAACTTGCTAAAAAGAACGCTAAGCGTTCTCTTTAATATTACATTAAAGCTTTAAATCTATCAGCAATAGACATACCTTCATAAAGTTCAATCTTTTTAGGTAATTCTTCTTTTGCTTCTTCTACAAATTCTTCAGCATTTTCTTTATCATCAGCATCTACATCTTCTACATCATATTCTTCATCACCGACTTTAAAAGTCTTTTCACCTTTTGCAATTGCTTCTGCTCTTGCAGCACCGAATGCGTTACCTTCTTCTAACTCCTCTGATTCATTCTTTTTATCTTTATTACTCTTAGCTTTCTGGTCTTTTAGTGAAATAAGTTGATTGGTTATAGATTGTATAGCGTCCTTATATGGTTTCTCATCGAATTCCTCACCTGCTTTTTTTGATTTAGCTCTATCAGCATCCATTTCTTTTTTAGCTAACTTTAAATCCGCTTCAGTTCTTGTGATTTGACCATCTATATCTCCCATATCCTTAGACTCCTTTTCTAATTCCTTAATAGTAGATCTCATTTCTGCATTTGTAGACTTCATTTTACCTAAATCAGCAGCAGCTTCTTTTGCAGCATCTTCTTTTCCTTGAGCTTTTAATCTTTGAGCTTTTAATCCTAAACCTTGTTCAGCTACATTAGCATTTATTTCTCTTTTCTTAGTATCGTAAATCTCTTTCTCTTTACCAGCCATTTTAGACTCTAGCTTCTTTAATTTCTCATCAACTTCTGCTACTTTATTTGCAGCCTTTTCTTTTGCTAACTCAAATGTAGAATCTGCATCTGATTTAGCAGTTACTAATTTTTGAATATTTGCGATTGCCTTTTCTTTACCCGGGCCATCTTTCATATTATCTTTTACATCTCTAAGTTTACGAAGTTTTTGGTCTATTGCTTTAGTCTTTTTAAATTTTTCATAATCTAATACGTTAGAATTTGCAGATAGCTTTAATTCACCGTATTTTTTCATCATACCCATGCCTTTTGCTACAGCAGCTTTAGATAAGAAGCTAGCAATGACTTGATCGAAGTTTTCATTCAATGGAGTATGAGGTTCGCCAACCTCATTCAGAAAAAAATCAAGATCCTCGTTTAAATTTTTAGAAAGTGTTTCTAAGTTAGTTAAAATAGAGTCTACATCTTTAATAATCTCAGCTCTAACTTCTTCTCCTGATTTAGCAATATTTGTAGTTTTATCAATACCTACTGTATTGGTATCTGTTTGAACAACCGGGGTTGCATTTTGGTTTGGGTTAGAAACCTCGCCAGCGGCAAAATCTTCTTGTAATAAGATTGGTTTCTTAAATTTCATTTTAGCCATAGTACTTTTTTTGTATTTTAAACTATTTTATTATATGATTTATATATCTTCCTAAGTCTATATAAAAGAAAAGGCCCTCAAAAGAGGGCCTTTAATATAGTTATATGAACTTTACTAGATTATAGTAATGTAATACCATTAGCTAATGTAATTGCAAAGTCTTCATACTGAGTACCAGGATGGAAACCAGCTTCAACTAATGCGTATCTAGATTTTACAGCTACTTTCGGAGCCATAGTTCCTTCAACGATTGCTTGTACTGATTCAGCCATTAAGTAAGGCATGAATACTAGTCCAGGTCCGTTACCGTCACCTTTTCTACCAACTAATACATTTAGATCACCAAAACCAATTGATGGGTCAGTGTAAATGTTAATACCTGCAACAGAACCTAAAGGATAGATTGAACCTGCAACTTGGTTAACAGTGTTAGCCATTGGGTATGCAACGAAACCAGCAACAGATTGGATTGCAGAAGCAACCATTCCACCTACTACAGCGAAGTTACCAGCACCTCTTCTACCTCTTTGTGCGATTAAGTTCGCAGAAGCTAAGATGTGAGTTAAAATCTTTCTGTGTTGGTCAGCTTTAGTTTCACCACCAGCTAGAGCACCGAATGCTAAGTTACCTACGCCATCATTTCCAGCAGCTAATGCTCTCATTGACGTTAAGATGTGGTTGTTAATAGACTGAGTTAATTCGTTAGTTAAAACTGCCTCTACTTGAGCGATAGCGTCAACACCGAATTGTTTAAGGTCTTGTACTTGCTCTCTAGTAACTGCAGCAGCAACTTGGAAAGTTTCAGCAGCAACGCTTTTAGAGAATAAGCTTAAGCCCATTACTTTGTCTGGAGCTTGTTCCCCTGCACTTCTTGAATATGGGCTACCATCAGCAGCACCAGAGAAAGCAGGAATGTGATCTTCTAAAGCTTTTACTAAAGAAATCGTAGCAGCAGCTTCACCAGAACCAGCTCTAAAGTCAGCTAAAGTTGTAAGTGTAGCATTAGTAGCATCACCAGTAACAAGGTAGATAGTTTCTCCATCTACTCTAGATAATACAGCCTCAGGAGTAAATGTTCTACCGTTTTCAGTAAATGCAGCAACAGCAGTTGCAGATTTGATGTAAGTTGGAGCCTCAGTACCACCTACTTTACCACCTTCGTATACGAAGTCTAAGTAAGAAAGTAATCCCATTGGTCCAGCCATTGGTACAACAGGTACTAAATCAAGACCGATTGTTTGTGCAGCAACTTGCATAGCTAAAGGTAATAAAGTTGGAGCTTTATCGCCTGAACCTAAGTCAGCGCTGTTTGGAGTAGCAGGTAAGCTTGCAGCTCCCATACCAAAGATGTTACCAGCAGTCCCTAAAGACATGATGTTTGCATCTTCATAAAGCTTGTGATTGTGACAGTATTCTGACATCCAAGCTAGTTTTGAGCTTTCGTTAATTCCAGTTGCTTCTTCGATAATCGGAGACCAAGTGTTTCTAACTTCAGCTTCATTAATTAAATTTGCCATTTTGTTAAATTGTTTTTTTAATGGTTTGTTTAGTGTTTCTTTCGAAACTCGACTTGCTTGGGTTTTCTGCTTCGATACCCTATATCGTCGATTAGTTTATATATTGTTTACTTTTTAAATCTTTTCTTAAAAGCATCAGCCATATCGGAAACATCATATAGTGGCTTATTAATTTCTTCAGTCTTAGCTGATTCATTAACTGCAGCTAACTTTTCTAAGTCAACTTTAACCTCTCTTAGATCTCTAGTTTCCCAGAAGTTTCTAACTTGATACTCAGTCTTTAGAGTATGATAATTTGCTTGTGCTTTAATTTGTGCTTGTTTTCCTTCAGTTAGAGATTCAAACTTTTCTTTATATTCTGTAGGTATTGCAGTCATAAAGAATGGTTCGTTATTCTTAGCTTCAACAACAGCATTTGCGTTTTCAATGATTGCACTAATTTGTGACTCATTCATAAATGCTCTTTTTGTAACTCTGTTTCTAACTTCAGTTTTTGCATCTTCATTTAGTGTATTGTAAGCCTCTTGTATAGAACCTGAAACTACATTTAAGAATGCAGGATTTTCATTTTCTTTTACTTGAGCAGCTTCTACTAATGTATCTAATTTAGATGAAATTTCTTTTTTGTAAGATTCTAATGGATCGTGTGCTCCTTCTTCACCTTCAGCTTCTTCATCACCTTCACCAGCTTCAGCTTCTTCAGTTTCACCTTCTGGCTCAACTTCAGATACATCTTCAGTTTCATCTTCTAATTCTTCAGCAGGTTCTCCAGAATCACCAGACTCTACATCACCTTCTTCTGAATTATCACCAGCTTCTTCTCCGCCTTCAGCTTCTTCCTTTTCAGCACCAGGTGCTTCAACAGCGTCTTCTTCTTCAGTTACTTCTTCAGCTTCTGTATGAAATTCTTCATCTTCTTCCTCAGTAACTTCTTCAGTTTCTTCAACTTCTTCAGTCTCTTCAACTTCTTCAGTTTCAGCTACTTCTTCAGTCTCTTCAACTTCTTCAGTCTCTTCAACTTCTTCAGTCTCTTCAACTTCTTCAGTTTCAGCTACTTCTTCAGTCTCTTCAACTTCTTCAGTCTCTTCAACTTCTTCAGTTTCAGCTACTTCTTCAGTCTCTTCAACTTCTTCAGATTCGTCAGCTTCATCATCTTTAAGTTTACTTGCTAAATCAGCAACAGCTAAAGCAGTATCTAATTTACTTTCTTCAACTTCATCTTCTTCAGCAACTTCTTCAGCACCTTCACCAGCTTCATCCTCTTCAGTTACTTCTGGAGTTTCCTCTTCAGTTACTTCTGGAGTTTCCTCTTCAGTTACTTCTGGAGTTTCTTCAGTTTCTTCAACTTCTTCAGTCTCTTCAACCTCTTCAGTTTCTTCAACTAAGTTTTCATTGATTTGAGTTGCGATGTATTCAGTATATTCTGATACTTGCTGTAAGTTTTCTTTTAAGTATTCAACGTAACCTAATAGATTCTTATTAGTTTCATTACCTTCGTTAGCTTGTTCAGCAACATAGTTAGCAAAGTCTTTAACTTTACCAACAGCTTCTGCTAAATGCTCAGAGTACTGAATACCTTGATCTAATTTTTCAGCAACAGTCTCAGTATAAGATATACCTTGATCTGCTTTTTCAGCAACGTGTTCTGAATACTGGATTGACTCGTCTAATTTGCCAGCTAAATACTCAACATATTCTGAGAGAGTATTAACGCTTTCAACGATGTGGTCGTTATGAGATGTTACATCTTCTAACGTGTTGTCTTCGTTTTTTGCACCGATAGACTCTTTAATGCTTTTCATTTCGTTAGCTAAGTACTCAGAATACTTATGGAAATCTTCAGCTTTTACAAATTCTGCCATGTTTTTTTCTTTTATTTCTGTATTTATGTTTGTTGTTGTAATATCTTGTTCTGTAGACTTTGCTTCACCATTCATTTCGTAAATCCAAAGTCCAGAGTTGTTATCAAAACCATAAGACTCATTTACTCTCTTTAACTCAGCGTTAGCAAATCCAGGATCTGCAACTAGGTCATAAGTAAATAGTTGTTTGATTTTAACTTTACCATTTGATTCTACAGCTCCAGCTGCTCTTGAAGAAATTTGTAAAGGTACACCAGCATCAACTAATGCTTTAGCTTGACGACCTGCGTCAGTATCTAATAGTCTAATTTTACCTTTTACATGTTTTGATTCTTTATCATAGTAAAGTTCCTCTATAATGTGTGAAACACTTTTTAGAGAAATATCGAATTGTTGAGGATGGTCTAACTCACCTAAAAGCTTAGAAGACTTAATCTTATCTTGTAAAGCTTGAATTTGAGGTACATACTCATCTTCAGTATAAATTCTATTATTTTTATTCTTAGTGTCAATTTCACCAAAAATACCTTCGAGGATGTACTCTTTATTTTCCGTTGAAGCTACGCTTAGTTGGGAAGAGGACATTTCGACGATTAGTAAATCGTTAACTTTTGCCATATCTATGGTTTTTATTATTTTTAATATATATCACGTCTTATTATGCAAATATCTTAATATGTTAAATGTCAAGGTCTAGCTCGTCATCAGCTGCAGCTTCTTCACCACCTTCTGAATCACCTTCTGCTTCTGCTTCTTTCTCTTCTTCGGCGTCTTCTGTCTCTTTATCTAGGTAATATTTAACTAGAATATCCATTTCACCTTCAGCAAAAGCATCTTGTCCATACTCTTGAAAGAAATAGTCTTTAAACTCTTTTTCTGTCTTAGATGCTGTAATAGCTCCTAATATTTCAGCTGATTTAATCTCCGAACCTGAGTCTAAAGTTAAAGGCTCTACATAAATATCAGATTCTTCACCGGCTTTTAAAGCGTCTTCAGTGATGAATTCTTCAAATGTTTTAAAAATATTAATATCTGTTTTCATAGTTTATATATCTCTTTTTCTAGATTATCTAGGATTTGGTTAGATTCCCAGCCCGTCGTCTTCAGGTGCCGGTTCATCAGCAGCGGCTTTTGCAGCCTTTGCTTTATAGGACTTGTTAGCGTTAATTTCATCCTCAGTTAGTTTTAGATACTTTGTTACTAAGTATTCTTGGTCGAAGTAATATTCTTCTTCCATAGTTTCTTGGTTAGTTGTCATTAAACTATCTCTCATACTTGAGATAAAGTCTAATCTTAACTGCATGATTTCTTGATTCTTTAATTCAGCGAATACATTCTCTTCATTAAACCTTAAGGCTACCTGAGTTTTAAATTGTGGATCGTCAGTAAATTCTGGGTATTTAAGACACATTTGAATATACAATGGCTTAACTAATACCTCTTGGAATACTGATCTTAGTCTATTAATAAACTTAGCGAACTTGATTTCATCTCTTACCATACCGTCACCAGCTAATGCATAGTCACCACCATCATCTTCATATAAGAATCTATTGTAAGGTATTTTAGATACTTGTCTTAGTTTATCATAGAAATACTTAAGAGCTTCTGTATCATTTAATTCTGGTCCTTCACCGCCAAGAGTTTCAATCTCTGGCACTTCACCATCTTTAGAAGGTAACCAATACTCTTTACTAAACTGTAACATTGGTTTACCATCTGTTGTTAATGACCCTGATTCAAAATCAAAATCAACAACTTCTTTATAGTTATTCATTAACTGAGCTAACGATTGTTTTGCTCTAGTTTTAGATTTACCACCTACAGGTATAATAAACTTCATTCTAAATGAAGCGTTAGTCACTGCCCAGATTACTCTGGTATGTTCCATAATTCTAAGTAGATTAAAAGATCTAATTAATCTTTCTACATAAGATACTCTAGATGCAGTTGAAAGTGAAGAATATGCAATATAGATGATTTGAGAATCATATAATACTCTTTCTTTTACTGGATCATCTTTGTATTGAATCCATACCTTCTTACCGTCGTCTTTATTAAAACCAGGCATTAGGGTTACTGGATCGATTTCTTTAAAACCTATAATCTCTTTTTGGTCTGGGGAATAAATTATCTCAAATGATAAATAACCATCAACTAGGAATTTTCTAAAGAAGTACCATGCTGATTGCTCACCATTAAAACCAAAGTAGTGATAAATTTGTCTAAAGTATTTGTTAAGGTCTTTGTTTACCTCATCGGAAACATCAAGACCCATAATTGATGGAGTTGCAAAGAAATTCTTTTCATCATATACAATTGCTTCATCACAAAGTATATCTAGAATATCTTCAACTTCATCATTCATTGAGAATCTTCTCAATTCATCTCTTTTACCAGGATAATCAATATCAAAGAACGGTACGTTCTTCTTCATATTAATATCTGCCATGGATAGTGCAGCAAATGCACCATAAATATCATCGTTGTCTAGGCCAAACGGGTTCATCTCTCTATAGCCAAACTGGTCTTCCATTGGACCAATAGCTTGAGATTGTCTAAGTACCATGTCGTCATAACGCATACCAAAAGAACTTAGCGTTTTCAAAGCATTTGAAAGGCTAAATGGTCTTGTGTTAGAACTAAACGGTCCGTTTCTTTTTTCGGTAAATCCTGCCATAATATAGTATTATTTCTGTTTTATATATCTCATTTATTTAAGTGGTTTTTGAACATCGCCCTAATAGCTCCAACTCCCATACCTTCTAGTTGTAGGAAATCGCATAATACTACTCTTGGCCAGTGTTCATATCCAACTACTGCTTGTTGTGATTTACGACTAGGGATATATTGTCTAATCGCAAAATCAAATCCAAATTGACCTAAGAAACCCTTTGCACCCTCATAAGTTAATGATAGTGGAGCCTGGTTTTTAGCAGGCTTTCCTTCTTGTCCCTTTAAGTAACCTTTGAATCTTTCGTAAACTACATCTAGTAGTTCTTCTTTTACATTAGGTGGTAATAGATTTAAGTTAATACCGCAATCATTACCTCCTGCTGGGTCTAATGCTAATACACATGGATTTTTATCCCATGCTACTGCATATTTAGGATCGTCATATCTAAATACATAAACTTGGCCTGGTCTAAATCTTCTAGCAGTTTTTTGTACTGCATTTTCTCTAATAGATTTTTTAGAATCCTCAAACCAACTCTGAGAAGCAGAAGCAGCCTTGCCTCTTCCGCCAGACTCTTTTGCTAATTCTCTTATGCCTTTTTTAACTTCTCCCATTATTTAAGTGTCTTTTCTGTCAACACAATAAATCGCATGTTACGACTTTCGCACCATGCTTGTGCATATTTATATTTGTCAGTATTCTTAACATATTGTTCTGCTAAGAATTTATACGATGCTAAAGCCTTTTTTGATTTCTTAAGAGGTGGTCTAGGTTTTTTAATTTGAGCTTCTGGTTTTATCTCAACCATAAATTCTTCTTCAATACCTTCTTCATTCTTAGTCTTCATATAAAAATCAGGATAATACTTATGTTGTCTATTATCCTGTCTAGAAATATACTTAATTTCTACTGGTTCACTTGACCATTTTAATACGTTATCTTTAGTATCGCACATAATACAAAACTTTCTTTCCCATGAGGAACGATAAATGATCGGCGTTGGACCGATGTACTTATCAGGGTTTTGTGGCTCATAATAGCCTTGTACAAAACCGGAATTCCCTCTGGGTTTTAAGTTCTTTATTGACATTTATATATTAAACATTCCGCCTTCCGAACTACCATTGTTGGTATTAATCTTATCCATCGACATTGTGTTCTTATACTTTTGCGGGTGGATTTTATTCCAGCCCTTCGCATACCCTCTCTTTGCTATCTCTGTGAAATAGGCAAACGCGTTGGTATATTTGGGATTAAAATTACGCCAGTATTTTAAGAGGTCTAGTATTGCAAACTGTAGACAATCATTTCTATCATCATTATTTACATAAACTAATTTTCTTATTGCCCTCTCTGCTAATAGGATTAACATCTTCTCAGCATCCTTCGTTAATTTATCATCCTCTAAAGACTGTACAATCTGATTGTAAAGATCCTTGTTGTTTAGATAATTCTTTTTTCTCGGCACGTTTGTTTCGTTTAATTTACCTTTATATGAAAAAAAGCCCGATTGTTTCGAAACGGGCTTTTATTGAAATTTGTGGAGTTGTATGATTAAACTGCCTCTTCTGAATCTAAAGCAATTTTGAATTTCTCAATTCTAGCAGGTTCATCTTTTATGAACACTGTAAGTATATCATTCTTACCTGCGTTTGTATATTCTAAAGCATCTACTTTCATAGATTGACCTTTAGGCATGCCATCTGCTTCTACTTTTAATTGAGCACTAACGTAACCATCTTCAATATTTAAAAGATCTTCGTTTTGTACTCCATCTAATTCTTCTGAAATTCTTTTAATTTCAGTTTTTAATAAATTATCAGCAGCTTTAATATCTGTTAAGTTTCTATCAGCTTCTGCTAATCTACCAACTTGGTCATGTAGGAATGATAACATCTCATTGTAAAGATTAATCTTTTCATTCTTAGCAGCTCTTCTTTCTACTATAGATTCTAAAACTTCAGCATATAATTCAGTAACATCAGCTCCAGTTTGTTCTGCTACATATTCTACAGCAGCATCAGCTAATAATTTTTTGAATTGTGTTATTTTAGTATCTTCGTTTCTTCTATAAACAAAAGCGTTATTTTCAGCTTTCATAGAAATTACTGTAATTTGATCTTTAGTAGACTCTTCTACAAAATCTAAAACTTTGTAAGTATCGAAGTTTGTAGCAGCTGTTTGGAATGCTTCCATGATAGCTTTATCTTGATACTTAATGTAACCTATATTAAAAAATCTTTCAGAAAGTTTTTCTTCAGAACCTAAAGTAATTTCCATTTTACCTGCAAAGAATGCATTTGATTCTTTTACATACGTAAACTGTACTGCTATTGCAGATTTCTTAGTTTCATTTAATTCTGTTTGAGTAGCATCTAATTCTTTAGTTGCGATCTCTAACGCCTCTCCTTTTTTATTTGCTAATTTAAGCTCTTTAATTGACTCATTTAAGAAAGCAACTTTCTCATTTAAGTCATTCATTTTATCAAAAGCTTCTATTGAACCTTCTTCTATTTTAGAGATAGCTTTTTTGTTGTTGTAATCGTAATAGAATGAAATGCCATTCTCGTTGATTGTAAATAAGTTGTTAGCAGCAACTAATGTATTAAATACATCATTAGTTTCTTCTACTAGTTCTATATGAGAACCAGTTACTTTAAAGTTTGCACCATTAACATGAAAAATGTGACCTTGGCCACTTTCAACGATTGGTGAAATAACTTTATTGTTTTTTAAATTTGCCATTTTTTGTATTTTATTTTCTATTAAGTATATATCAGTCAAATTATTCGTCTATTTTACCTCCGAATGGATAGTCTCTACCAGTAACTGTATAATTGTCTCCAAGCATAGATTTTTCATCTTCTGAGGTGATAACTGCAGGCCCTGGACCATTCGCGATTGTAAACATTCTATTAGCCTGTTTTCTTCTTCTAGAGACTCTCTTAATTTGACTTTCTTTATTTTGTTGATTACCAAATGTAGCTGTCAATGAAAGATCAGTGCAATCAAACCCATCTCCAGTCTTGATCCATTGTGTTCCATTAGATTCCCATTTAGTACCTTGGTTACAATCATAGTAAACATTAGGTGTCATATTAGGATCTAAGAATCCGTTTGGATCGTCATAATCTCCTGTTATTGCATTAGCATACATAGTTCTAGTGAATTTTCTGTAAGTATCTTCTTCAAAATCAAATGAAGGTATAAATGAATTAATCTCTAAACTAAATGTAATTTTATGATTTGCTTTATCATCAAAGCTATATTCTACAGGTCTTTCCTGTGTATAATCATCTGGCATCATATACTCAGATGAAATTCTGTAAGTTCCCTCTTCTAAATGTCCTGCGTCAACGTTATAGAAATTAGCCTTGTACATTTTCTTTACAATAGCTTCTGTAACTTTAAACAGGTCTAATTGACTAGATACTAGTATTTCTACATCTACTCCAATAACACATGGAATCATTTCGAATTCAGCAACATAGCCTTCCATCAGTCCACCCTCATTCATCATCGAGTATTGACCCATGTTTCTTTTATTAACTAGCTTAGCGGGATCTACAGCAAACGACGTTAGGTTTACAATACCTCTTGGTACTTTATCATAATTACCATCCGCGAACTGACCATCAGGGTCACAACCAGGTCCATTTACATTTGAAAATAGGAATGCATCTTTTAAAAAGTTCTCATCTCCTGAGACTGCATAAAAGAAAGGAACATCAACAACCACTCTCTCGTCGTTGCTAATTTGTCTCCAAAAACTCAGTTTACTATTGAGGTCTGCTAAGAGTCCAACAACAACGTGTCTGATAACTGAATCGTCTTTATTAAATTTTAAATTGTATGTTGCCATAGAGTATATATCACTCTATTAATCTATGTTCTCTATCGTAAATTTAGAGAATCCGTTTTCTCGGTAGATTTCAATCTTCTTATCGAAAATCTCATGTGGTAATACCGAGTGATTAATTACGAATGTATTTATTTCATGTTCTTTAATTACTTGATTTAAGATCTTCAATATATTGTAAACACCATCATGGTCTACTGAAGATAATAACTCATCTAAGAAAAGAAGGTTTAGTTGTGGGAATCTTAACTTTAAGATCTTAATGATTGCGATAATAACAATAAAGTCTGCCTTCTTACGCTCACCTGTTGAAAGTGTCATTGGATTAATATCTTCACCTAGGTGATTAATAATACAATTAAACTTCTCATCAAATCTAATATGGAATTGCAAGTGCATCGTTTGTGCCATGGCTGCAATATTAGTATTAAGTCCTGGTAGAATAGTTTTAACTGCTAAGTTCTTTACTCCATCTTCACCTAATATATTTTCTACAACTTCCATAAAGTTATAGTCTGCATTTAGTCCATCTTTACTTGTAGATTTAATAGCCTCTTTCTCTTCGAATTCTGTAATAAGGTTTCTTAAGTGGTCGAAGTCAGCTCCTTCTGGAGTATCTTTTAATTTTAAGAGCTCTCCTTTAAGTCCTCTCATTGTAAACTTATTATCTGAGATCTGGCCTTCTAGTTCTAGTTTAGAGTCTCTAGCAGATACTACCTTTTCTTGTAGTCCATCCATTTCAGCTTTAATAGCCTTAATTTGATCTGTACTAGTTTCTATCTTTTCACTAAAACTATCTTTCTGAGATATGTGCCAATCAGAAGTTAATTTAGTTTCACAAGTTGGACAATGTCCACTCTCGTATAATTCTAACTTCTTATTTAGATAGTCAATTTCTCTTTTAATATCTCCAGCTTCTGTTCTTTTTTCGTTATATTCTTTATTGAACTTATTCATCGCAGATTCTTCCTGCTTACGATTAGCTTCAATATCTAATACAGTTTCATGTAGAGTTACTAATTGATCTTTTAATTCTTGAATTTTAGATTTATTTGCAGTTTTAGATTCTGCTAATAGGGTATTTAGTTTACCTCTTACAGATCCAATTGAATTCATTATCTCATTTAACTCAGCATCAAAAGCATCAATATCAAATTTAATATCTCTACGCTCATCCTTAATTTGTCTTTGCATATCGTTAAGGATAGAGAAGCCAAACATTCTATCAATAATCTGCTTCTTATCATAATTAGACATGGTTAAGAATGATTTAAAATCATTTACTGATAAGATAATTATATTTTTAAATACATGATACGGAATACCAAACACCTCATCTTCTAAATATTCTTGTACAGATTTCTTACCTGCTTTATCAAATTCAACACCATTAATTAAGACACTAAATCTACTTGGAGCAATACCTCTTTCTATTTCGATCTTCATAGTACCACATTGTAATCCAATTTTTACATGTAGTTCTTTATTAATACGATTAGGTAGATCTGCTAATTTAACACCTTCTACCTTTCCATATAGACCATAGATAATAGCATTAGCGATAGTTGTTTTACCATGGCCGTTTTTACCTAGGGTTAAAAATAACTCTGAAGTATCTTGTCTAAATTCTATCCTCTGTACTTGATTTCCATAAGAAGCAAAGTTCTTAAATTCAATGTAGTCTATTCTCATTATTTGTCTGTGTCATAATTGTATGCACATTGCGTATACAATTGTTTTAACTTGCTCTTTAGTCTTATCGTCAAATCGTCATCTTGTTTCATACTATCAATATACATATTACAAAGATTAAGAATATTGTAATTCTTATACATCTCTTCAATTTCATCTATGTCATAAAAGTCTTTATCGATATATGAATCTTCTTCGTAAATATTTGGTTCTAGTTTTCTAGATATGTGTTGAATTTCATTAACCAACTGGCTCAATGCATTGGTTGTGGCGATTTGCGATGGAACGAATAGATCTACAAAGTTATTTCTTATTTGTTCCTTAAACTTGCCAAGAGGCATGTCATACAGCGCTTTGATGTTATACCTTAGGAATTTAGGAGAGTCATTGTTCTCAAAGAACGTCTCTTCCATATTTTCTAGATTAACTAGGTCAAATCCTTTTGGGTTATCTCGATCTGATCTAGTTAATTGGTATGGTACTCCGACCATTAATAATTTACCTCTCTCTTGTCTAAAGTGAATATGTCCACTATAAACTCTCGCGTACTTATCATAAATATTAGAATCAGTACCATGTTCATTCTTAACTTTAGCATTAAGGTAAATACCTCTAACTTCTGAATGGCAATATACAATATCTGCCTGTGGATACTCTGCTAGGGTTTCCGCTTCATGTTCTGCATCTCTTCTCCATGGCATTAGTAAAATGTTTTTACCAGACCAATTCAATAACTCAGGCTCTTTGTAAACCTGTACATTAGGAATCCATTTTAAACTATCAATTGAAGATATGTCATTTGATTTCTTAGCCCAAATATCATGGTTACCACATATTACATAACATGGTAGAATTTGTCC